GGACTTATTCGTCCACAAAATTCCTGGTCTCGCTAGTAAGATCACATCTGGCCGGGAGTCTGCACTTAAGACACGCTTAGAGGCTAATTCTCTGGCCAGGTCGCTATACGGCGGTATGGCACTGGACAGTGAAGAAGAAGTAACGTTTGCGTCACGTTCTCTAGGAGGCGCACAGGATATTTTTGATCGTCTTGTAGAGGATCTTGTAGCCGCTGCTGACATGCCTAAGACCTTGCTCTTTGGCACTTCTCCTGCAGGGGGACTATCTGAGTCTGGAAAGTACGAGGACAAGTCTTGGGCGGCATCTGTTGAGCGTTACCAAACACATGCATTACGCCGTCCGCTGAATCAGTTCTTTCAGCTGATCCTGAGCATGCCTCAAGGCCCTACAGGCGGGAATATCCCTGATGAATGGACTGTTTATTTCCCTCCATACTATTCAGAGTCCGATAAGGACAAAGCTGAGCTACGCAAGCAAGTTGCTGATACTGACAAGGTCTACGTTGATATGGGTGTCTTAACTCCCTTAGAGGTGCGACAATCTCGCTTCTCTGGCGTGGAATATTCAATCGAAACATCTCTTGTAGAGGAAGAAGAACAACGGTTAAGGCTTAAATCAGATCTTGAACAAGAGTCAATGCTGCAGAGTTATTACGGACAACAACAAGCCTTACAGCAACAGGCTGCTACCCCGCAGCAACCTGTTGAACAACCTGTTGAACAGCAGAACACGGACGCTGCGGATCTCGTACACATGAACGGCATTCCCCTTGCCCTTGGTAAGTCGAATGGATTGTTCCGTGTTGGTCATATTTTGCATGCGGATGGGCAGAGGAATGATTCGGAAGCAGTAGTTCTCGTTGGGAATAGATTTAATGACCGAAAAATATACCGCAGCCACTTTGTTGAAGACGGCATAATGAAGGCAGGACCATTACTTCTGGGGTTCTACTCATCTCGTTCAGCAAATAAAGCCTTTAAAACTTTCGCTAGCGACAAACCAGTTGGTGGTATTGAACAGCTTCAGGAAGCTGACATTGAGCATCTGAAATCCAGCTTTGATTACCCGTGACTAAGCGAACTGACGAAAAAGCTCTTTATTTGGCTGCGTTGCGAGGTGACGCTAAAGCACAAAGAACTTGCACGGAGAAAGGCAAGTTGTGTGGTGGGCGTTGCATCCCTAAGTCATGGAACTGCCGCATCAAAGGGGAGGGTGACACCCCTCCCACACGCGGCAACAAAGTTCAGCTTAGTGCTGAGCAAATTCAAAAGGTAAGACAAGCCCGTCGAGCAGGTAGGACTCGGGCATTCGGTCTAGCCGCTGCGGGTGCTGGCGCTCTTGGCGCAATTGCTTTCTTATCAGCTAAGAACCCACAAAAATCTCGACGTTTGTTTAAGAAAGGCCCTATGCTCGGCCAGGCTCTTGGCGTAGGGGGTGTTGTTCCTGGTCCTACAAGAAGGGCGGCAGTATTCGGAAATGTTGGCCTGGCAGGCGCTCATATTGCCGGTGCCGCAGGTGCTAACTATGGCCAAAATATAAGAGGACGAAAAGTTTATGCAAATTATCTTAAAAGGGTGGAAGCGGTTGATACTAAACTAAAATCTCTTGATGGTCGGCATACAAAACTTCAAGAGAAGGTTCTAAATGCCAAACAGGCGGAAGATGCTGCAAAAATTGCCGCTACACGGCTAGGTACTAATAAATATGGTCGAAATAATGCTACGCGTTCTATTGCTCAGCAAGATCGGGTTCGCAAACAAAACCTAAAATCTGCTAGGAAAAGGCATGAAAAAGCACAGCGTGAATTAAATGGTTTTTATAGGGAAACGGGGTATTCGTCGCTTGTAAAAGAAAAGATCCGATTGACAAAAGCCGCAACTAAAGTTAAAAATATCTTGCTAGGTCCCTACAACACTAAGGGTGTTGTTGGTGGCGTTTTAAATGATTACCGATTGGCTTATAACAAAGGGTACGCCTTCACTCGACGTCAACTTAGGGGTCTCAACCCCTTCCCACAAAAGCGCGGACCTAAACCCGGGACACATTTCGCACGCCGCTCTTCCCTGATTCAGGATGCAGACAACGATCGCCTCGACAAGAAGTGCGGTAAATCTGGCATTCCCGATAATTGGAAATGCACCAAAGCTGTTCAGGTCGTTGCTGAAAACAAAGCTGCAGTTGCAGTCGGCGCTGTTTATGCAGGAGCTGCTGGCGTTGCTCTAGGGGCGGGCCTCCTGGCATCTAGAAATGCAAGGATCAGAGGCAAACTTAAATTTGGTGGAGATGACAGGATCACGCCTTTTACTGGGAATATTGGCGATGCAGATGGAGTACTTAAGAACTTTCAACCGAAACAAAAGGGTAATGAAAGTGTATTTGGTGATGTCCAAATTGGAAAAAGTGGTGAAAAAAATATTGTTGTCAAACGTATTTCTGGAAATAAAAATAAGATCAGTCCGCTTTTAGATCCTGTGGCAATTATGAAAAAGCAGAAGCTTATAGATGACAAGGTTGAATCTAATCTTATTAAACAAAGAAATAACTTGATGGAGAATGAGGTGACAATTGCTCAGGCTGCGGGTGAGATTGGTTTTGGACCAAAAGTAGTTGCGGCTAAGAAAAATACTTTGATCATGGAAGTAGCTGAGGGTAATGTGTTGATGAACAAATATGCAAATGCAGGCCCGCTTGGGCCAAGAATTACTGCTAAAGAACTTGATAATTCTGACAAGAAAGCTGTATTAGCATCCATGGCCAAGATGCATACAGCGGGTATCGCGCATAACGATATGCACCTTGGTAATACTTTTATAGGTAGTGAGAAAGGCGCCCAATTCATTGACTTTGGGACTTCTCAACGAGGTGGCGGTCCGGTAGCTATGGAATTCGTCCGACAGATGAATCCACCACGCTTTGGTGAAACTTGGTTTCAAGGCAATGGATATAATTTAAAAACCCTTGACCCAAAAGGCTACGCTCAGGCAGAACAACAGATTAAGAGCATCATTGGTAAAAGAGTAGGCAAGCTTCGTGATAACGATATTGCCAAGGCTGTCCAGAAAAACCCTGCTCTTGAGAGTCAACTTCAAGATGCTGTAGATAATTACTATCGCGGCTTAGTGTCTTCCAGAGGGGATTCCTCCGGCAAAAATAAGTTTGGGCCTTCTAGCTATGTGCAGAGGGAGCTTGGGAGGATGAGAGCCAGAGGTACTGGCAGATATGGAGCCCTAGCTCGCCCTCGCCGGACTGGTCCTAGCTACCGCCCCGATCAGGATTACCGTTTTGATGTGGTATTCACTAACAAAGAACTACATGCTCGGGTAAAAGCCGAGGCAAAGCGCAAATTTAAGGTTTACCCCAGCGCATATGCCAACGCTTGGATGGTTAAAGAGTATAAAAAACGCGGGGGTGGTTTTCGTAACGATGACTTAAAAAAGTGGTTTAACGAAAAGTGGGTGAGAATGTCTGCCAAGGGTGAGATCCTTGGTGAATGTGGCGATCGTGGCAAAGGGGAGGGTAAGCCACGCTGTTTGCCTCTCGCAAAAGCCCGTGCTCTGAGTAAGAAGGAACGCGCCAGCACTGTAAAAGCCAAGCGTCGGAAAGACCCTAAGAAGAACCGCTCTGGTGCTGCCAAGATGGTGCCCAACACTTTTGACAGCGAAGGTAAGAAATATTCTAAGACTGTTGTTAACCCTGAAACTGGTCGTAAGCGCACAGTCAAGTACGGCGCTAAGGGTTACAGGATTGCTCCTGGCACCGATAAAGGCGATCGGTACTGCGCCCGTAGTTTTGGTGACATGAAGTCTCACAACAAGAATTGCGCCGGAAAGGATCGCAATACTCCGCTCTGCTTATCCAGGGCCAAGTGGAAGTGTTCTGGCAAGTCATCCCGAAAGGATGCAGGAGAAAAGCGCCTGGGAAAGCCATGCGGCGCTTCATACATCCCGAAGTCCCACAAGTGCAATAAGGGCCAAGGCGCAGGGCGCACTGTTAAACAGCAGAAGGCTCGCGAGGCTGTCCCCCAGGACAAGGAGTACAAGCAACTTGCTCAAATTGAGAAAGAAATGGACCGCGAGAACGCGGCCAAGAGTGGTGGTAATACAGGCAAAAAGATTGCAGCTGCAGCATTAGCCGCAGGCGCTGTAGCCAGTGCATCCTCTTTCGCCGCTTCTCCTAAAGCCAAGAAGATGGCCCGAGTCAACGCCAAGTTGATCATTAAGGGCTCCAACAAGCGAGTTCGTAACGGTTTGATGGTTGGTGGCCGTGGGGTTGTGGCCGGCCTCTCCACCGAAAAAGTTAAAGAAGGACTAGCCAAGTTACCCGACGGTCTACAAGGTCAGGCGCGCAAGCTTGTTGGTGGAGCCAAGAAAGCTGCTGCTGGGATGGCACTCAAAGCAGAGGGCTACAAGATTCAGGACGTTGATGTTGAGGGCAATTTCTCCACCTGGAAGGACAAGCGCGGAACGATGATTTCTATCGGCTCATATGGTGACAGTTTGGTCACCTACGCTTCAGACCCTTCTCACAAGTGGAATGGTAAGCAGGTCTACATTGTGGGATTCAACGTTGACCAGAACTACGACGCAGAGCGAACCATGCCCAAAGCTCAATCAAGTGCGTTGATCAGTGGTGTAAAGCGCATGAACCAAAACCACCTTAAAAAGGTTGGCGATGGGATTTTGGCCACCACTCCATGGGACGGAGATGGTGATGACATGCAGAAGAAACGCCGCGCTGTTTACAAACGGATTGGATACAACAACATTGTTGGTGAAACATCCCAGTGGGCACTGGTTGAGAATGGCAAGATCAAGAAGATGAAGGACAGCGAAGCCTTCATTTACCTAGCCGAGTCTGGTGAGGCCGACGCTCCGATGTATAAGCCCCGTAAGCGCCGAGAGGATGCAGGAGAGAAGCGCCTGGGAAAGCCATGCGGTTCTAGTTACATATCTAAATCCAAACAATGCCGTATCCAAAACGGGTCTGTATGGAATAAGCTGGCTGTTGCCGGTGCTGTTGCCGGTGTTGTAGCTGGAGGTTATGCCTTGTCCCAAAGAAATCCAGACCGGGATAGAAAACCTCGGTTGTCACCAGCGGAACGGAACGCCGCTCGTTTAGCTCGTCAGGATCGAATGTCCGAAGAGCGGGCGAAGAAGATTGCTAAAGAGGCCATTGAGGAAGGAAATGTATGGGATGTTCAGGAAAAGATCAATAAGCGTCGTAAAGCTGGAATCGCTGAACAGTGCGGAGGCGGCCTGGGAAAGATTCAAGCCCCAGCTAAGTTCGACGCGATGGTTCGCCAACCACGCTGTCAACTTGGTGAAGGGGCTTATGGTACTTATTTTGTACACACCTCCGGTAAATATGGAGTAAAAGTTTTCCGCAATGGGGCTGAAGACGATGTGGAAAAAGAATTTGACCTTTTAGACCGCGCTAAGGCTGCTGGCGTCAATGTTCCACAGCCCCTTGCTCAAAACGCTGTATTAGACGAAGACGGATATACGAAGTCTCAAACGTTAGTCCTTGAGCACATGAAAGGTTACAAGGAGGCGGGGAAACTGTACCCCAATGGTGGGTATAACTTAAGCAAAGCACCTCTAATTGTCCAAGTTAAAGCTCTCCGCGAATTTAGGAAGCTAAATGTAGAGGGTTTGGCACATGGTGATATTCATGGCGGCAACATACTTGTTAACCCCCGATCTAAAAAAGTTGCACTAATTGATTTTGGATATGCCACAGCTATTGATGATTTCGATCACCCACAGCACGGAAGAAGTGGTGTGGAAACTCTGATGGACGATTTGCATAATGTCAGGGACTTCCTGGGCGTGAACACTTCATTTTTAGAAGAAAAAGCTCCGCCTATCTTGGAGAATATTAGAAGGAACGCGGAAAACTATAACCGCGACTGGGACAAGTTTGAGGTGTCGGTCAAGCGCTACTACGATTTTGTAGAGAGTGAGCTTCTTTACGGCGAACGCAGACCACGGTCTAAATTTGTTAGAAGTGCTGATCAATTGAGAATTCCTGACTTGACACGACGAATACTTACGGCCAATAGAGATCCACAGCAAAGGCGGATGATGGTTCAAGTCATGAATGAATTACCCAGTAAAGCCAATGTCATGGCTGAAAACCTTGGCATTAAGAAACAGCGTTTGTTTTTAGCTCTCAAGCCTGAAAGAGAGCAATTAGCGGCACGAATTAAGGGGCAGCCATTCGGCACACCTTTGTAATCCTTTTGAATGGAAGATCTAATCGAGGAATATAACGCTGCTCTGAAGAATCAGGAGCAGCAGACGATTGACATTGTCAATAAGTCATTGGACCGAGCGTTCAATCGTCTTCTTCGCCGTACATATTCCCAGATACGAACCGGTCAATTTCAGACTGCAGAGAGAAACGCTCGGGTTTTGGAGTTGATTCCTCCTTTGCTTCCGGATCGTTCAGACGGATACTTAGTTGCGTTTCGACGCCTGTTATCTCGGTCAACATCCTTTGGCCTAGATCTAGCTGCACAGCTATCTGAGTCTGTAACAAGCTCTCGAGTCGCTGTAACCGTCCCAGTAGAAGCAGTAACAGCAGCAGCTCGGCAAGCGCGAGGATACTTAGAAAAGCATGGACGTACATTTTCTACAACATCGGCGGAGGTTATAGCTCAAGGTATCGCTGAAGGCAGACCGACTGATCTTATTACCCAGGACCTTAAACGCAAGCTTAGATTAACTAAAGTTAGGGCTGAAACTATAGTTAGAACTGAATCACTCCGCGCACATAATGAAGCCTCTAGGAATTATTATGCGCAGAATGGTGTTGATTTGGTGATGTATTTTGCTACATCCGATGATCGTACCTGTCCTGTGTGTTCTTCACAGGCAGGGAATGTGTTTAAGAGAAATGCTATTGCTGTACCCCGTCATCCGCGTTGTCGCTGCTACCTCGCTCCTTATTCTGATGATGTTTATGAAATAGATCCAAACTATGACTTAATGCGTAAAAAACATCGCGAAGAAGTTCTTCGGTACGCTAGGGATAAAGGCGTGGATTTAAGTTACGGTCCTGCCTCGTTCGAAACTTTTGCCCCAACACCAACGAGGGAGACATGATGAAGTCTAATTACAAGGATCGTGAGCTTCCTGAAGCGCTCAAAGAGAAAATGATGAAGAAGACAGACAAGGAATACCGCATGGGTGCAGAGAAGTGCTCTAAATGCAAGGGCGACAAAAAGAAGTGCCCTGGCGGTAAAGCATGCCCAATGACCGCGAAGAAGGATATGGGACGCAAAGGTCCTTATGCAGACGGTATGTGTGGCAAGCGCGGTGATATCGCTGCCGAATTTAATTCCGTCATGATCGGTGATGCAGAGCGTGAGGATAAGCCCTGCGGTAACTCTTATATTCCTAACAACGCTACGTGCAACGTTGGCAGTGTTAAAGGACGTGCAAAACAGGGTGCAAAGCTCGGCGGAAAAATTGGTGCAGTGACAGGGGGCCTTCAAGGAGCCGCCCTTGGCAGTGTCGCGGGACCTGCGGGTGTTCTTGCTGGTGCTGCTGGAGGCGCAATCGGCGGAGGACTAAGCGGCGCTTTGCAGGGCGGTCTAATTGGTGGAATTGTTGGCCAAGTTGAAAAAGGGAGCGCCAGAAACAAGCGTTACAAAACTGCTGAGAAAAAGATCGCAGCAAGATACAAGAAGGCTTACTCCAAAGGCAAAGCTAGTGGTTTGAGCCGTAAAAAGATGAATGAGCTGGACATGAAGTATGCGATGCAATTTGCCCGCGCCGCTGATCGCCGCTGATGAAATCCCGTCGTAAATTCGAGCCGGGTTACCGCCGTAGAAGTCGTAGACTTGGATCCTTTTACAAGGACGGACATGCAAAAACAGGGTATGTCCGCGATCGCCTCGCCAAAATCATGGACGGCATGAGGAAGCCGAAGTACTGATGCAAATCCCACCTGTGCTTGTGTTCGGCTTTACCTGGATGATGAGTCTTCTCATCCTCACGGTCTATTTGACGCAAATCAAGCCGCTCTGATATCTGCTAAGTAGGTGTAACTGATTCAGTTACTTGACCTCTATTAGTACGAAGTCTCTTCACCGTGGCGCTCAGGGGGAGCATTTCTTCGAAGGCCACTTCCTGAAACAAGGCACATTTATCGCCACACCTAAACACGACCTCCACCGCGTCGACTATGTCGTGGAATGGAAGGGTAATTTGGTCCGTGTGAATGTCAAGACCCTTCATTGGGTCCCCGAGGCAAATTGCTACAAGGCCGAAACTAAAACCAGCTGTCCAGGTGGTAACCGCCCATACCGCCCTGATGAGATCGATTACATCGGCGTTGTCTCATTAGAGTTTGAGCGTATTTATATGATCCCACTGTCAGCTACAACGGGCCTTTCGCTTTCGTGGCATCCCCCCGGCAAGAACTTTAGGAGGCGTCATGACTCCTTCAATTGGGATCCTTACCTCATTAATTCTAAGTCTGACGCTGTTATTCAACCTAAGTTAGGTAAACTTAGTTAGTATCAGGGTATGGAGACTGCAAATCGCTACGATTACGGCCAATTAACTAAGTCTGAAACCACAGATGAAGGTTATTTGAAGGTCTGGTGTAAGGCTGCCCGTGTTGGGACTCAGCTTTATACAAGGGGTGACGGCGCACAAGTGCGTGAGTATCGCCCGGAAGAAGAAGTAGCGAAGCCTGAGTCTCTAGCTTCCTTCGGTATGAAAGCAGTCACAATGGGCCATCCGCCCGTTCTGCTTGATTCCGGGAACACCAAAGTGCATCAAATCGGGCATGCGGGTTCGCAAATTCGATTCACTGATGGTTTTGTAGAAGTTGCACTCCTTGTCACTGACAGAGACGCAATTGAACGGATCAAACGTGGTGATGCACAGGAAGTCAGCGCTGGCTACAGAGTTGACTTTGATCCAACCCCTGGTGTTACACCACAAGGAGAAAGTTACGAAGGCGTCCAAAGAAACATCCGTGTTAACCACATCGCGATTGTTCCAAAGGGCAGAGCCGGTCGTGACGTTCGCCTAATCCTCGATTCATGTGACCGCAATGACGCTGTCGCATGGTCTGAAACCCCGTCGAATTCGCCCGTATTTACCATGGCACGAATCACCCTCGACGGCCTGGATCTTGAACTTCCCGCAGAAACTGCAGGCGCGGTCCAAAGCTTCGTTAAGGAGGCTGAGCGTGCCAAGGTTGACCTCCAGAGCAAGCTGGATTCTCAGGAAGAGCAGATCGAAGCCGTAGTTACCGAGAACGAAGAAACTCTTGGCCGTCTTGACGCGGCTCTTGAGCGTATTGAAGAACTCGAAAAGCAAATCGCCGACTCTGCTGCTGAGGCAGAGAAGCGTGATGACGCTGCACAAATTAATGAGGCTGTTAACGCACGTCTCGCCACCCTGGATAAGTTTGCTCCGATCCTTCCGGACGAGTACAAGTTTGACGGCGAAGATGAGCGTGGCATCATGACCCTCGCTTACGAGAACGTCTTCGAGCAAGCTCCTCGCGAGGATGCCAACAACGATTATCTCCTTGGTGTTCTGGACGGTGTCCTGGCCGCTATGGAAGATGTCGAGGACGACGAGGAGGAGATTCACCAGGATTCTGAATTCCAACCCGAGGAAGACGGTTCCAACGTCGCTGAGGTCCGTGCCGCTCTGGCCGCCGTATCCGGTGACGAAAAGATGGACGCTCAGTCCTCCTACCGTGAGCAATTGCTGAACGGCTGGAAGTCCAATCTCACTGCTCACGCTTGATAGGAGCATTAAGTTATGGCTATTTCTTTTACTGACACCAACGTTTCTAACCCTTCTGGTGCTCAGGGGAGCTATCCCCTTGAGCTGACGAATGGTCATGAAGGGTTGATCGCGGATCTGCAGGCTTATGTCTCCCGGTCCTACACCAACGAGTCGAGTGCCGTTATTCCTTACGGCCACGCTGTTATTTTTGACAGTGCTGCTACTTCCGGTCTGGGTGCCAAGCTCCCTGCCGGTGCCACTGCTACTGACGTTCTGGGCATCGCTGTTGACAGCAATGTCTTTGAAAATGTCAATGGCACTTATAGCGCTACCCCAACCAACAAGACCGATGACGGTCGTATTGGTTATCCCGACAAGCAGATGGTCAACGTCCTGAGCAAGGGCGTGATCTTTGTGTTCACCACCGACGCTGTTGCTGTTGGCGACGCTGTTCGGATCTATCACACCGATTCCGCTACTGCTTCCTCCAACAAAGGCTACAAAGGCCGTTTCGCGAAGGATGCAGAAGCAGGGAAGACCTTCCAAGTGACTGCCGGCGCTCGCTGGCTGAAAGCAGCTTCTGCTGGAAACATCGCTCTGCTGGAGATCGACATCCCGACTCTCACCGTTTCCGCCGACACCTGATAGGAGGTCTTAATCATGTCCGAAATTCGCAACGACGATGTAGGTCTGTTTCTAGCCCGCGAGCTAGAGCAAGTGCTTTCACGGACCTTCGAGGTCCAGTACGCCGACATCAAGTACTCCTCTGTACTGCCTATCTCTACTGAGGTGGGTCCTGGTGCAGATAGCTTCACCTATCGCATCTTTGATGCTCAGGGTCAGATGAAGCTGATTGCCGACAAGGCCAGCGATCTGCCCCGTGCAGACGTGCTGCGTAAGGAAGTCACCCATCAGGTCCGCAGCCTGGGTGCCTCCTTCGGCTATTCCATCCAGGAAACTCGTGCCGCCGCCATGGTGCCCGGCATGAACCTGGAGCAACGCCGTGCAAACGCTGTGCGCCGTGCATATGAGGAGAAGGTCCAGTCCATCGCCTACTTCGGTGACACTGGCGCTTCCATGAGCGGTTTCTTCAACAACTCCAACGTTGACAAGACCGTTCCTAATAAGTGGTTCGATGATGCAACCATCACCACTGACGAAATGCTGGAGATCCTGAACGAGGGTCCTACCAGCATCGTCCAGGGTTCCAACATGAAGGAAACCCCCAACACGATGCTCGTCCCCTACGACGTTTATCGCATCATCTCCACCACCGCTCGGAGCTCCACTTCCGACACCACCGTGATGGAGTTCTTCCTGCGTACCAATCCGTTCATCCGCTCCATCGAGCCGATCAACGAGCTGGAAGCTTCCAAGGGCGATCTGTCCAAGGACCGCATCCTGGTGTACGACCGCTCTCCTGAGAAAGTCCAGCTGCACATCCCCCGCACTCTGGAATTCCTGCCCCCGGTTCGTAACAACCTGGAGTTCACTGTTGCTGCTCACGCTCGCATCGGTGGCGTCAGCCTGTACTACCCCAAGAGTGCCCTCTACGTCGAGAAGGCCTGATCAAACTAGGTAACAGAACATGATTATCACCTACACGCCTCAACTGGAAAATCCTCCACGGGATAAGGAAGTCACCCTCGGTTTCTCCATCATTGGAGCCAAGGCTGGCGGTTCTCAAAGGATTCAGCTCAAGTCGGGGGTTAACCGTGATGTTGACCCCTCTGACTGGGAAAAGATCAAGGAGATGCCCCTCGTCGGAGAGCTTCTCTCCTTGGGCGCTCTGAAGGTGCAGGAAGACGTTGAAGTCATTACGACCCCTCAAGCCGAGGGGTCTGGTGGCCTTGAGTTGATGCCTGTGAAGGAAGCTCTTGACGCTGTTAACAGCAGTTTTGACCTGGACCTGCTCAAAGAGTGGGATGTTGTCGAAAAGCGGGTCCGCATCAAGAACGCAATCGCTAAGCGCGTCAAAGCAATCACTGAAGGTGAAGGCTGATGGCTGTGACTGCTACGACATTTGTCGCTCGTTTTCCGGAATTCACCGGGCTTGAGACAGATGTCGTGGCGTCTACCATCACCTTGGCCGAACGTCGTTGCGATGCAGACGTTTGGGGCGATGACCAAGATGAAGCTATCAACTATTTGACGGCTCATCTACTTGCAATGCGCACACAGGCTATTGGGCAACAAATCGGGGCCGTAACTGGTGGCACTGTCACCCCTTACGACCTCACAGCCACGACATATGGCTCAGCTTACATTTTTCTTCAAAAAAGTCTTCCTAACAGCATTGGTTTTGTGTTCTGATGGGAGCTTTCGCGCCTTTCGATAATGCTTCCTTGACGTTCAAGGTCTATACCGCTTTCGGCACAGATCTTAGGACAGGAAATGTTCAGGCCGAGACTGAGAATGAAGTTTACACCGCTAATCTTCAGCTCAGGGCACCAACAACAGACGACAAGCCTGGTACTAATGAGGATGATTTTATTTGCCAAGGCAGACTATTGTCCCCAAGAGAATTCTCGGGAAAAGTAAAAGTAGGAGCAATTGCAGACTGTACGGTCAATGGTATGACCGGGACCTTTCGTGTGACTGGTCTTGGTAGTAACACGCTGACCTTTGCCAGAAAAGCTTTGCACCAGGAATTCACTGGTGTATTTGAGCAGACAGGTAATGTCGGTTAATCATGGCTCCCAAGAAAAAGCTTGACACCTCACAGCTTGATAAAGCAGTTGCTGCGGCTACATTAGCCTTGGTTAATCGGCTGTCTGCTGAATATACTAAAGAGATCTCATCTCCTAAGTGGGATTGGATTGATGGTCGTCAGCGTGACATTGTTGATACTGGCAGGCTTCGCGCCAGTCAAACATTTAGCAAACAAACGGATACAAAATATCAGTTTGTTTGGCCAGTTGAATACGCCGGAGAAGTTCACGAAGGTACTAAATTAAAAAGCGGGGTTGAGTGGCCTGCAAGGCCGTGGACTAGAACTGCACTAGAAAACTTTGACGCTAAAAAATACTTTGAGGATATACTTAGGAGAGAGTTAAATGGCTAGTGTATCTACGGTACGCGAGTTAATTAATTCAGCGATTGGGTCGTCTCTGGGTTTTTATAATCTCCCAGACGGATCCACAAGCCCCGCCCTCTGGGTACGGGGTCAGCAGCAGGTTCCGAAGGACTGGACTGTGTCTGGCATTGAATGTGTCATTGACGAAGTTCCAGAAATGACGAATCAAGCCGCCTTCAACAAGTTCGTTATTTTGCGTGTTCGTTGGCCAATTTATTTAACTTGCCACGATACTGCGACAACTTTATCTGAGGTGCGGACGCTACTCTTTCAGAATTTCCCAGATATTCAGGATCCTGTGCATTTACCGCAGACCGATATCTCACTGGAAACGCTGAAGGTATTTATCCCCGACTTTGAACTCAAACCCGAGGTGAACTAATGGCTATGATCCAAAGCGACGAATTCCGTAAAGGTCGCGACCGAATCGTCCGAATTCAAGATGCTACTACTGCACGTCTTGCTCCTACTGACGGGGTTGGCGTTGCGTACACCACTCCAATCACGTCTGGTATTTACCTGCGCGGTTTGATCACCGCTAACTTCTCAATGAGTCCTAACGTGCAGGAGTTCACCCTCCTGGGCGACGACGGTTATCGCGATTCCGTTGCCACTGGCATGGCGGGTGAACTGGCCTGCTCAGCTTATTTCACGGGTCCTGACAACGGCACTGTTGATCCAGCGTTCCAGTTGATTCTGGATGCCGAATCTAATCGCGACAAGGAAATCTACGTCGAGGTTCTTACCTATCTTGGTGAAGATTCTAGTAATAACCATCAATATTGGACTCGCGGCTTTAATGCTGCTGTGACGGGCGCATCTGAGACAGCAGCTGGTGATGGTCTGATTGAAATGTCCTGGACCTTCCAGTCCAAGGGACAAATCTACGTCGGTACATACGA